TGGATGACTCTACTAACCTAGTACAGGCGTTCATCTTAGGGGATAATTTCCAAGACTCTGGTTGGATTGTTAAAGACTTTGTTCCGGACGGAACTGATCCCGGCAGTGTGAGTAATTTCGCTGCATTAACAAACGAGGCAGCGAAGATAGACTTAGACAGCATCTTGGACGGTGGTATAGCAACCACTGGAGAACTGTACGCCGGGGGAAATACATCACAGTATAAAGTCTGGCATGCGGGTAACGATGGAACAGGCTCTGGGCTGGATGCTGATACCCTGGATGGTAAGCAGCTGAGCACTATTGAAGCGGAATATCAGGAATTTGCAAATTCAGCGGCAGCAGCACTTGCAAATGGTTCTACGCATGACCACACGCACCTGATCGACTGGCCGCGCAACGCTGCACCGTTCGACAACGCTGCTAACCCTCCTAGGGCATTCTTCACGGCTGGTCTGTGCGTGACCTTCGTTGAGAGTTCCAAAGGTTGGCCTATTGCCTACGGTAAGCTGCTGAACATCCCGTCCTACACCTCCAGTGAGGATGGTAGTGCCATGCAGATCCTGATCCCCTACGTCGAAGGCTACACCGCTGGGGGCCAGTTCATGTGGCGTATCGGTAAATACAACAACGCTGGGTGGTCTGGCTGGCACACTGCGGTGACTAAAGCTGATCTGGACTCAGTACAGAACGCTCTCAACTCCGCTATTGGGAGTAAGCTGAACGCCTCTGCTTATACTGCTGCGGATGTTAAAGCCAAGCTACTGACAGTGGATGGAGCCGGTAGCGGGATCGATGCGGATAAACTGGATGGTCAGCACGCGAGTTATTTCTACAGTCCGGGGAATCCACCTCCGTCGAGTGCACCGTCTACGTCTCAGGTATTGAGAGCTACAGCCAGTGCTTCTGTCGGTGGAGTAGGTACGTATGCCTTCTTGATGACTTACAACAAGAACATCAACTACAACCAAGGAACCATTATGGCTGGCTCAAGTTTGAAGTACGCGGGGGTAGCTGAAACCGCCAACAGCGCTGTGTCAAACACAACTTCCCCGCCAGGTACCTGGCGGGCGATGGGTTATATACCGCGAGGTATCTACTACAAGAATGAACGGGATTACACTACAGACGGTGCAAGCCTTTGGTTGAGGATTTCTTAATATGAATGGTCCTACTGTAATTGATTACCGTAACCCTCAGTACACCACTGAGGATAAGCTAACTGTTGATCTTGAGATTCTTACCGAGGAATACGGATGGATTCCCACTACGATCCATCTGAACGATGACGACAACCAGTCGCATATCGTTCAGATCAAACAGTGGCTTAACCAGAATAGTGACCAGATCGCAGCCTACACTCCGCCTCCGGCTCCAACTCAAGAAGAACTTGACGCAATCGCAGCGGCTGAAGTGCGTGCTGAACGCGACCGCCTAATTGCTCAAGCCGACATCCTCGTGTTAAAGGCCGAGGACCGGGGAGTCGATACGGCTATCTACCGGGCTTACCGCGAAGCACTGCGCAATATCACTGAGCAGGAAGGCTTCCCGCATAACGTGGTATGGCCGGAACAGCCGCCTGAACCGGTTTAATACCGGTTAGTCATTCATTTTTTTATGTAGACGGCAGAGGTATCGGTGTTCGTTCCTTTCTCATAACATATCCCGCTACCTTTAGTTCAATAACACATATCGGCGGATGTATCATGCCACATACCTACGCTACTTCTGAAAGCTGGTGTTTACTTTATTATTCCCTACGGCTCAAAAGATAAAGCCACTAGGTGTTTTCGTTTCCGAGTAGGGTATAAGTTGGACCCTGCAGAAGATAAGCCTAGGAAAGCTTCCTTTTCCATTCTTATCAATCCCTTTAATAAGTTTGGAAAATAAAGAGAATAAACTATGGCAACTCAAACACAATTGACTGATCCAAATATTACAAAGATATCAGAAGCTACAGTGGCACCTCGTCAAACAGCTAGTGCTATTACTGGCTCTGATATGGGCGGATCAATTACTGCAGGTTCTCAGCAGAGAAATATCGCTGTTTCTAAATCTGTCTCAGAGAACCTTGAAAGTCCTCAGATCCCAGAATCTGCTGTTCAAAAATATACTGACATTCAAGCACAGGCAAATGAATTTGCTGATCCCACTGCCAGTCAATTCCAAGTAGGTACTACTGGGAATCAGATTACAGCTGCACAAGGTCAGGCAGCTGCTCCTGTCACCGCTACTGATACTGGCGGTACGGCAACGATGACAGCTGCTACTGTGGGTACAGGTGCACAGGCAACTGCAGCTACAGATCAGCAGCTCAATCCGGCAGCTATGGCAGAGGCTGCTATTGGTGAACTCCCACCCGAGGCCATGGTTCAGTCTCAAATGAATGAACTACTGGCAGGTATTGAGAGTGGGGAGATTCCTACATGGGCTCAGCCTGCAGTAGATGCAGTAGAAGGTCAGCTTGCAGCACGAGGGCTGTCACGCTCTTCTGTTGGTCAAGCAGCACTGACTAACGCTATTATCCAAACTGCACTCCCGATGGCCCAGCAGAATGCACAGGCTATCACTCAGAACTTCCAGCAGGATAAGGCAGCGCAGACTCAGGTTAGCTTGGCTAATGCTTCTGCAGCTCAGCAGTTGCAGTTCCAGAACTTGAGTAATGAACAGCAGGCTGCTATGTTGACTGCCCAGCAGCGTCAGCAGGCTCTTCTGTCTGATCAGGCAGCCCAGAATGCAGCTGCACAATTCAATGCGGCAAGTGAGAATCAGACTCGTCAGTTCATGGCGAACTTGAAAACCAATGTAGACCTGAGTACTGCAGCCCGATTGGATGCTATGACCCAGTACAATGTGGGTCAGCAGAATGCAATTGCCCAGTTCAACGAGAATAATAGATTTCAGCGTGAACAATTTAATGCGCAGAATGCTACGGCTATTGAGCAGAGTAATCTTCAGTGGCGTCGTCAGATTAATCAGGCTAACACTGCTGGTATCAATGCGGTTAACCAAGCGAATGCAATGAATGCATTTAACCTGTCTAACCAAGCATTGACGTTCATGTGGCAGGAAATGCGTGACTCTGCTAAGTGGTCGTTTGAAGCAGCACAGAATGATGAACAGCGTAAAGCAGCCTTGGTTACTGCAGCAATGGGTAACGAAGCCTCTACTAACGTCGCTGCCCAGAAGTATATTTCTGCCCTTGGTTCAGCTGCAGTTAACCTTTGGAATCGAACTTAACAACGGGTAAAAAAAATACTATGGGACTTTTTAGTAGTATTGCTAAGAGTGCAGCTAAAGCTGCCTCTACTATTGGTAAGGCCGTTAAGACTGTAGCTAAGAATGTTAAGCGTGTAGCTTCATCTGTGCTCTCTGGTATTGCTGGTAAGGATGGTGTCTTTGCAAAGGCATATTCAAGCATTAAGTCTATCGGATCAATGGCTCTTGGAAAAGTTCTTCCGGGCTATGGTGATGATGTTATACAGCCACTACAAGCTGCGGCCTCTTCTTCTGTACAGGCCGGTGGTACTGGTTTTGTCTCTACTGTTGGCCGTGCACTGGACACAGCTACCTCTAAAATCGGTAGGGGCGTCTCTTCTATCACCGATTGGTTCTCTAAAGGTTTCTCTTATGTTGGCGGTAAGATCAAAGATGGTGCATCTTATGTCTATGATAGCACCCTCGAATTCTTTGGTGTTAAGGAACCTCAGAAGATCCAAGATCCAGGTGAGTGGGTGGTGAGCAACGCTGAGAAGAAAGTTAAAGACCTTGGTAAGACAACTCCGGGTGCTGGCTTCGTAGTCCGTGATGAGATTTATGATCCGAACTTTACTGGCGGTGTTACTAATTTGATTGGTAAGCCCACCTACCCATTAAGTCTTGCGGAGCAGCCGCTTAATGTTCAGTATAATGCTGCACGTAAGGCTGGGATGGATCCGAACATTCTGGGAACAGCTGAAAAGATTGGTATTAGTCCATATGCTCCGGGTGTAGATAAGATTGCTCAGCAAGGCATTGTACCCTCAGGGCTTACTGTAGACACTAAAGATGTTATCGGGCAAGAACGAATGATCCTTGATAAGGGTGCACCGAAGACATCCAAAGGCAAGTCTTTCATGGATCGTATCCTGAGTGGTGCAATGGAGTATGGTCCTGCACTTCTTGAAGGGTTTGTAGCAGGTCTTGGCAGTGATGTTCAAGCACCGTATATCCCGAGCAGCGCCTCTACTCCCTCCACTTTCCAATACCAACGTGCGGGTGTAGGTGGTCGTGGATCTTCCGGTGGACAGTTCCTGACTTCAGCTCAACAGCAGTTTGCAAATCAACAGCAGCGTAATGTAGAAAAACTGGGGTAACATAGATGGCAACATATGAAGATTTGAAAGCTAACTTGAATGGTATGGATCCCTTTGATGCACCCATCCCCGGTGAGTCTTTGACTGCAGATCCAGCCATGAAAGCCCCGTATGAACAACCTCCTCAGTTTACTTCTAAAGATGAAGCTGTAGAAGAGATCTTTATGCGCATGACGGATGAGGAGGTCATTGATGAGTTTCTCGACCTGATGCGTATGGGGACCCCTGTTGAATACATTGCACAGGTTGTTCTGTTTGAAGGCTTCCGTACAGGTAAGTTTAACCCTGACCTTATGCTTCTGTTGATTGAGCCTGTCATCTACATCCTACTGTATCTTGCAGATTACGGTGGCATTGATAACGTAGTTCTCTACCCGGAAGATGATATGGGTATGGGTCAGTTGAGTGTTCTCCCTACAGGCGCTATTCAGGTAGGTGATCAAGAGGTCGCTCAACCGGCAGAAGTACCTCAATCTCTGCTGGATGTTATTACTGCAGAACGAGGAGCAGAATAAACATGGGTATTAGTCTTGGTGATGCTGTCCTTGCTTTTGCAGGTGGTGCAGCAGAACAGTTTAATAAGATTGAAGACGAGAAGCGTCAGTCTAATCTCCGTCTTCAAGAACGTGCTCAGCAGCTGATGGATAATCTGAAAGTTAAACAGATTGAGACTGAGTATTCAAAAGAAGTAGAAGACTTCCATAAAAATCAATCCCTGTACACTGCATTGAAATCTATTCCGGGTGGTCCTACAAGCCCTCAAGGTCAAATTATCCTTGCAGAATACTATGGCATGGACCTTGCTCAGACAATTAAGACAGGTTCTTTTGGTAGACTTCAAGCACCACAGGCAATGGATGCTCCTATCCCAATGACAGATCGAGCTGAGCAACTGTTTGCCTCTGAGTTTCCTAAAGAGAAACTTAACTATGCACGACGGGTTCGTCCGAAGCTTCAAGGTAAATTCTTTACAGAGACCGGTGGTGCAATCCCACGGGCTGTTACTCCTCGTCAGGATGGTCGTGTAGCTCCAGAAGATGTTGTACAAGCCTCGGGTCTGTCTATCAATGATCCTGCTTTCCTTATACAGGATGGTTCAAATTGGACACCTGAACAGTGGGATCAGATTGGTAAGAGCCTCCTTGGACAGAAAGCTGATCTCCAGTTCTTGAATACTTCTCGTGGTGTCTACGTCGGTGACAAGAGCACTGGTGAGGTGAAAGAAGTGGTTTCTTTCGAAGAGCCTACTGAATCTCCGTGGACTGCAGATATTCAGGCAGATGGCCGAGTCATCTGGGTTAATAAGAATACTCAGGAAGTTAAGATTGACGATACTGCTTATAATTCTGAATCCGAAGATGAGCTCCGTTACTCTACACTTGAGGTAGGTGGTGAGTCTAGGGAAATTCTGAGTGTTATTAAGAAAGCTCCAGATGGAACTCGAGAAGTTGTTCAGCAGATTGACCTTGGTGCTAAACCTCTTCGTGATATTAAATCGAAGGAAGGCCGTAAGCAGCTGAATGAAGAGTTGCATAATGCGGGTCAGGTAATGGATACCATCAACAGAATGCAGCAATATGTAGATGTCAAGCAGTCTGGTGTTGGTGGTGCTATTACTAACGTACAGGGTGCTTTGACAGATCTGTATCAGTCTATCCCAGGTCTTCCTGTTTCGTACTACGAAGAAGGGGCTGATCCGGATACTACGTCTCTCGCTACATTCATGGCTCAAGACTTTGTTCCGGCAGATAATGAGCGTGCTCAGAACTTCTTCGAACGTCGAATGGCACAGGGTAAAGTACAAGCCCTTGAGACACTCCTCATCTATAACTACGCTAAGCTGCTTAAACCAGAAGGTAAGCTGAACGTAGATGATATCTCTCGTGCTGAGTCTATCTTGCGTAAAGGTTCGCGTGGTGGTATTGCAAATGCAGGTACCATCTCTATGATTCAGGATACTGCACGTAGTAAAGCAGCTGCACGTATTCGTCAGTATGTACGTACTACAGAGGATGGTCCGAACTTTGATGGACGAGTAGTCTGGGATCCGATGGATAGTGCTTGGAAGTATCGTGTAACTATTGATGGTAAGCCTCAGTGGAAAGCTGTTAATTAATTGGAGCTACTATGAGTGAACTAGAAAGGCTTGATGCTCTGTATGAGCAACAATATGGGAAGTCAATCCCGGAAGAGGGAGATGAGACTCGTTCTCCAATTGATACACAAGATACTCAGTCTTTCGAAGAAGATGAAGTTTCACGTCTTGATGCACTTTATGAACAACAGCTGGGATTGAAGAGTGCTGCTCCCGTTACAGAAACTGCTCCAGAAGAGACACCTCGTGCAACATCCGCTGAAGATATTGATTACGACGTAATGGTGGAGAGAGACCCAGAACGTACTGGAATGCTTGCTGAAGCCAAACGTAAAGCTTCTATTGTTGGTGGTGGTTTCCTTGAAGGTATTGCAGAGACTGCAGAATTTATTCCGAAAACTGTAGCAGGTGCTGTTGATGAGATGGGGCAATGGCTTGGTTTTGTAGAACCGGGTCAGTACCCACTTCAGGACACTATCGATAACATCATCCGGTTTGATGAAATCGCTGAACAGATTGCACCTAAGAAGAACCGTACGCCTACAACTCCACTGGAGTTTGGACTTGACGCAGGTGCTCGTGGGGCAGGTAGTGCATTTGGTTTCACTGCCCCATTAATGGCTTCCGGCCAAAAGGCATTGACGCCTATGCAAGGCCAAGCTATGACGGCTGGTCAGAGAGCGACTATCCAGCAGGGAGGTACTCTCCGTACACCTACAGATGTTCTCCGTGTTCGTGGTACTCCTACCTCCCCAGTACAGCGCGCTACTTTGGCGGAGAAAGCTGCTGCAGCTCCTCGAGCAACAGCTATCACTGAAGGTACTATCGCTGCTGGTGGTGGTATTGGTGCAGGTATAGGGGCTTCTGGTGCTACGACACAAGAAGGGATGGAACAGGGTGCTGCTGCCGGGGAGATTGCAGGTACCCTTGGGTTTGCTGCTTCGCCACTTGCGATAAGTGCGGCTAAGACAGTTGCACAGCACGGTCCTACCGGTATGGCAGTACGGTGGTTGTACAAGAAAAGTCAGCCTGTCCGTGAATTGATGCATGACATCTTTGATCGTAAGTCTTTCGAAGAACTTAGTTTCCGGCAGAAGGCTAACCCGAAGAACTGGCGGAGCTTCTTGAACGAGAAAGCTATCGAGCGATATGGTCGTCGAGATGTTCTTCGTCACTTGAATGATCTTGTCCCGACCAAAGACATTGAAAGTAAGATTGAATCTCGAATTGATGTTATCCGTCGTCTTCAGAAGATTGCTCCGGAATTCAACCCGTCATTGGGTGCTATTATCGGTACCCCAGAAGCACGTGCTTTCCAGCAGGTAGTTGACTTCCAGAACCCTGACCTTGCTCTTGAGATGTATCATCGCAACCAACAGGCGATGAAGAAGATTCGAGATGCTCTTGCTAAAGATCCTACTCATAAATATAGTAATGATTTGGGTGATCTTTTGGAGATGGTGTCTAACGATACTCGCCTGACTCTTGAGTCGCTCCAACAGAAGATGGATAATAATGCAAGTGCTCTATTGGCACAGGCAGTAGAGGGTGCCGGTCTGCCCTCTGATCAAGCAGCAGCTCTTCGTCAACATATGTATAACATGAGAGCTGTGTACGATAAGATCAAAGATGATCTTTATGCTCAGATTGAAGTTCCGAAGAATGTCCGCTTTAAGGTTGATGCCGTTGCCGATTATGTAGCAGAGATTAACAAGGCTACTAATCCGAACTCAGTAGAGGGCAGTGGTATTAGTACTCTTACTCGTTCTCTACCGGCAGCTTTTAGAGAAGCATCTCAAAGCGTAACTAAAGATGGGCAGCGAGTAGGCCCTCTTACAATGTCTTATGACACTCTGTCTCGTTTTATAACTCGACTGGGTGAAGACATCGCAGACATCCGATCTACTAACCCCAACTCTCCGCATCTTAAGACACTTAAGCAAGTGCGGGATGGGTTAAATGATATCATTGATAAGGGTATTGATAGTCTCCCTGAAGAGTACAACCATATAAAAGTTGCTCGACAGAACGCTCGTGAGTTCTTCCGGGAAGAATACATCCCTCGATTCCGTACAGGTACCCTTGCAGATCTCCAGAAAGTTAATCCCGATGGTACGCTTCAGGTGGCTGATGATGCTGTGATGGCTAAGTTCTGGAAGCAGGGGGATAGTACTGAAGGTGCTCGTGACTTTAAACGGCTGTTTGAACGGTTCGCTACAGAGGGCCGTGAAGACTTTGATCCTGATGCACTTGCAGTTCTAGCAGAAGAAGCTGAAAATGCTCGAGCTTCTCTCCAGCGATATGCACTTCATACACTGGATGTAGATCTCCGTAATGCAGCTTCTGCTAAAACAGATCCTCAGAAAGTTCTTGATGCATGGCGTAAGAAGTATCGTGGTGCTCTTGAAGAGTTCCCTGAGATTGCTAAACGAACTGAAAGTATTGATCAGGTCTTTGCTGAGATTGCAGAACAGCACAAGCAATATGTGGCTCAGCGAGATTATCTCACTCGGAATGTTATTAACAAGTACTTCCAAGTAGATCCTGATAAAGTAATTGATCAGTTCATGTCTTCTGGCCGTAATGCTGATCGTATCCTCGATACTATCGAATCTATCTATAGGTCTGAACCAAGTAAGATTGAAGAGATTCGTAAAGCACTGGAGATTGCTACGATCAACAAGATCCTTCGGGAGAGTGTAGATCCTGCTACAGGCAAGTTCCGTTACCGTCAGGTAGCTAGGACACTTGAGCGTGGTCAAGATTCTCTACCGAAGATTATCGGTCAGGAAAACTACCACGACCTCCTCGCTTTCAATAATGGTCTAGCTATCCTTGAAGATCAGCCGGGGCTTATTGCTAAAGCAGAGCTTAACCAGCTGAGTGAGTTCTTGAAGAAGGCTGGCGTATCTCCTGCATCAATCCTCTCCCGTTACTACTCTGCATCTCTTGGTAAAGTAGGCCCTCTGTATTTGGGTGCAGATGCAGCTACTCGATTCATTAATAAGCGTGCGGAAGTTTACTTCCAAAACCTTTATAAAGAATTGATGTACGATCCTGATACACTCAAGAATCTGGAAAATCTTTTGAAGGATGCTGAGTATGTATCACAGGGGGCGAAAGGTGCTCCTGCTACTGCAGCCCCCCGTCTTGCTCTAATCCTTTCTACTTTGGGTATTAACCTGAAGGATGATCTTTTTGATGGGGAAGAGGTACCTGAAGGTGTATACACAGCACCGGAAGGTAGTACCTTGGATGTTGAAGAGGTAGAAGTTCCTCCTACTACGGAGACTGTCACTGAAGGGGAACAGGAGATGTCAGAACTGACTGACGTTGAAGTACCTGAAGGCACAGAAGATGGTGTCTATGAAGACTCTGATGGGAACCGTATACAGGTTAAGGGAGGTAAAGCATATGCCCTTTAATTGGGAAACAGCTAAACGGGTAGATGATATCCAACCAACTAACGGTACAGAAATGATTCCTGAGGGCACTGCTATTAGTGCTTCTCAGGGTCTTACTGTGGCCCCAAGAACTCAGCAAGAGTTTGATCCTCAGGATAATGTCAACTTCCAGAGCTATGATAAGTCAGAGACTCAGCCTATCGAGCAGGTAGGCGAAGAGCTTGTAGAAGACCTGACAAACCCTTATGAAGAGACCCCTGTCTCTGATGAAATGGTAGAGGAAGATGGTACAGTTGAGGGAACAATTATTGAAACTTTCAATAATCAAGAATTGAATCCGGAAACTGGGCTTGTCTTTGCTTACCTTGAATCTTCTCTGGATCCTAAAGCTAAGGCCCGAGGTACTTCTGCAGAAGGTCTATTCCAGTTTACTAACAGTACTTGGAACGATATGGTTTCTCGTTATGGTAAGAAGCATGGGATAGATAAAGAAACTGCAGATAAGTTTGATCCATTCCATAGTTCTGCTATGGGGGCTGAATACATTAAGTTCAACTCTGAACGACTAAAAGCTCATGGAAATGATATCAATGATACTAACCTGTACCTTTACCACTTCATGGGCCCCAGCGGTGGACGAAAGTTCCTTAAAGGTTATAAGGCTAATCCTGAAAGCCCTGTCTCATCTGTGGTAAGTAAAAGTGCTATCGATCGTAATAAAGATATCTTCAAGAATAAAGATGGTTCTATTCGATCTGTCGGTGAAGTCTATGACTACATCAATCAGAAGGTAGAGAGGGCACGTAGCAATGTTCAGGGTATTCTTCAGGAAAAACTTCAATCCTCTCAAGATAATATCGGCTAATAAGGTATAGAGAATGGCAGAGTTTGAACCACTACAGGCAGTATCTCAAGATACGACTTCCTTCTTTATCCCTGAAGGGGCTGATCCTAAAAAGCGAGAAGATAAGTTCCTGAAGTATGTGCCTGAAACGAATGAATATGTCTGGGCAAGTTACGCCGATATCCAAGCAGAGGGTGGCTTAGAAGCTCAAGCTGGTCAGATTGGTGCCCTTAAAATAGCAGGTGGGGGTGATGGCCAATCTAATATTGGTGAGCCTGATCAAGATACAACCTCTAGCATTACTGGTGGACTTGCTCAGAATGTGGAAGGTTCTATTCATTCAGCTGCTGCCGGCTTCAATGCATTCTCCACCTTTGCGGATGTTGTATCTACTCCGGGCGTAGCTGCTAAGGCTATTACTGGTCTCAGCTCCATTAGTGGTGTTAAGGATAGTTTCGATAGGGCTGCTGCTCTTGAAGCTGCACAAGCTCCTAACGCCACTATTGCAGATTCTCTTCGTGGGTATCAAGCAAGGGCAAGTGCGTTTGACATAGCCTCGAATGTTGCTATAACAGCCTTGAGTGCATTCACTGGAAATGCTATCGGGACTATTGGCGGTCTACTTGGCTTAGCTTCTGATGTTGCGTCACGGAAAGAAGCGGAAGCATCACTAAGCAGAGCCGCAGAGATGGAGCAAGAAGCTGCTATCACAGGCAAACCCACTGCCTATGGTTTTGGTTATGTCAATACAGCTAAGAACTTCCAAGAACAGCAAGCTAAGAATCTTGCGGCTGCTCAAACTACACCTACTAAATTCTCTGCCCTTACCGCTCAAGAGACAATTGCAGGAGCTCTCTCCTCTGCTACTTCTATGGTAGGACCTAGTGGATATGGCGGCTATGGCGGCTATGGCAGCGATAGTACTGGAAGTCTGGGCGGTTACAGTGTAGATGCTACTAATCCAGGCTATGATCGCTCTAGCTTCGGTAAATCTACTGGCGGTGATGGCGGTGGTGGTGGTGGATTCGGAACAGCTGGTGGGTATGGAGCCGAAGGTCATGCCGGCACTGATGCCTCTCAGACTGGTGCCGATCCAGATGGAGGTAACGTAGCATAAGGTGACACATATGTATAAGTGTAAATACTTTAAGATCTACGAGCTCGTGCCAAAGCATGTCTACGAAGATCTAGGAGAGTCTGCATGGATTCTCCTAGACTCTAGAGCCCTTGAGATGCTGGATAAGATCCGTGAATTCTCTGGCCCATTGATAGTGAATAACTGGAAGTGGGGAGGGGATAGAGAATGGAGTGGCCTGAGAACGCCTGAGAGCCCGTATGGGACGAGTTATTCTCAGCATAGGTTCGGTAGGGCCTTTGATTGTATCTCCTCTCAGAAGAGCTCTCAGGAGCTTAGAGAGCATATCCTGAATAACCCTGAGGATTTCCCTTATATTCGAGGGATTGAACTAGATGTATCTTGGCTACACTTTGATACAGGTAACCGCCCCGGTAAGGGCATCTATACATTTAAACCTTGAGGTAATATATGAGTATCTGGGGAAAACTATTTGGTGCAGAGAAGGTAGTAGATGCAGGCATTAAAGCGGGTGATGCCCTTTTCTTTACTGCAGAGGAAAAGAGTGAATGGCATCTACGTCTTCTTAAAGCGTATGAACCTTTTAAGATTGCACAGCGTTGGTTGGCAATTCTACTGACTACTCCTTTTGTTACATTGCATACACTGGCGGGGGCACAACTCATTATTATGGGATGGCTTCCGAGTGAACTTCAGAAGTCTGTGCACGAAGCATCACTGGCTCTTATTGAGCATAATAACGACACTTTAGGTCTCCCTGTAGCTATTGTTCTAGGTTTCTATTTTGGCGGTGGTATGCTAGAATCCTACAACAAAAAGAAATAAGTTAAGTATTATGACTGAACCGGTTCTTAACGAAATACAGACAGCAATTGATCAGCTGTCACATGCTGCGAATTTGGGAGGATTCCGCAGACAAGAAGACCATGAACGTCTTAGTAAACTTGAGTATATTGTGGCTGATCACCACGTAGATCTTCAAACTTTAAAGGAAAGTTTGAACCTCGTAAAAGAGACTAGTCAAGAAACTATTGCTAACCTCAAATCAATTAAGTACATCTTGATTGGTGCTTTTGTCGGTATGAGTATCTCCACTATCGGTGTAGATAAAATGCTTGGTATTATCCGGGCCTTCGTGGGAATATTGTAACGGCTACTAAAGCTAAGAAGGAAAACCCTAGACTTAAGAAAGTTAAAGGGAAGGCTTAATAAATTTTAGGCAATAAAAAACCCCAGTCACTTAGAGATTTAATTATCCCTAGGTGCTGGGGTTTTTTCGTTTATAGTCTGTTAATCAAATCAGTTCAAGGTATTCCAGAACAATGTCAGTGAAAGTAGGTACTTTAGCTTTCAAGTCATCAATCGTACCGTTGTTCCGTACATCATAACCTTTGATACCCAAGTCATCTCCCGTGATAAGATAACGAGAATCATTCTCAAAGGTAGTACCTTCACGGTAGGTGTTAATCATGACACAATTGTCTTTACCGAAATACTCAATGATTGTTTTATCTTCTTCAATGAACCCTGCGTCAGGGATAAGGAGAAGTTCAGGGGCAAGTATTTCATTTTCCCACATTCGGGTATACATCTTACCATAGAAGTCTTTACCAAACTTCGGTTTGAATACTTCTTCCGACATCCAGATAAGAGCTTCCCGTTGGGACATACCTTCTAGTTTATCCCAAGGTGTATCTTTATGGTTATCGTATCGTTTAATCCATTCTTCTTCTTCAATGCGGAAAGAATGTACAACTTGTTCCACAAGTAGTGTCTTAACAGGGGATACTTCAATGTCGATATCATAACGTCTGAGTGCGTACTCCAACATCATAGACGATAGTGTATCTTTACCACTACGGGGTGCCCCGTTAATCATGATAATTTTCATCTTCTTTTTCCTTTTCCCATTGAAGGTAGTGCGAGATACCTAGAAGTGTAAAAGCAATAAATCCGTTTATGATTGTTGGTAGATATTGATCATGGATCAGGTAGTTAATACTTAATGCAGTGGCAATAGCTCCACAGGTAACTACTGTGAATTGATTCGTTAGAAACTTACCCATGATTAATATCCCCCAAACATCCCTAGTACACGGTTAACGACATGTTGACGCATCCACCCATGAGACTCTTGTTCTCGTGGACTTTGATAGGTAGTATGACTCTTATTAGCTTTACGTCGTTCTGATTTTTCAACACGGAGTTGATGCTTATTCTTTTTATTCTTAGCCATACTACCTCCTAGAAATAAAAAGGCCGGTAGAGAAAATGGGAGTTTATCTCTCCGTATATATTCAACTACCGGCGAGAGCTTATCATTGGTACCCGAGAGGATTGTGTGGTTTTGTACCTAAGCTCCTACCACCTTAACCCGCAACAGCTTGACCTGTACGCGGGCTTAGATGGATTAACTGCAATAGGAGAATATTAAGTTAATTAGTGTTTACCAGTACTTCCGAAACCACCTTCACCACGGTCAGTCTCTTCAAGCTCATCAGACCAGACAGGCTCACCGTCAAATACCGGTACGATTACGAGCTGTGCAATGCGCTCACCTGCTTTAATGATCTGACCATTTTCTCGGATGGGTGCCATGATCTCACCACGATAATCAGAATCGATGATTCCTATCTTGTTGGCCTGATCAATATCACGTTTCCAATTAGAAGATCGTTCTACTAGAATACCGCAATAACCTTCCGGTATCTCAACAGCAATACCGAATTTAGCGAAGTGGATTCCGTACTGGATATGTACATCTTTATCCTCTTCTTCTTGGGTAGTGCCTATCCATTGGAAATCTAGGTCAAGATCTTCAGCAAGGTACAAGTCATACCCTGCTGAGAACTCAGTGCCTTTAGTCGGCAGCTTAGCCTTCGGTCGTAGTTTCTTGAACTTCAGCTGATTCATTAGAATCTTCCTTAGTTTCTTCAGTGGTTGTGGCCGCAGCTTCCAGCTCAGCAGCAACTGCTTTATCAACCTCTACCTGAAACTTTGCTACTGCATCTTTATCAATAGCATCACCTTCACCGAAGCATTCTACGAGGTAAGCACGTGCAGCTTCGATATCACCTGAACGGGCCAGTTCCATGTAGGTGTTTACATCCGGTGTTTTCAGAGTTTCATTAGTCATTGTAAATACTCTCTTCTGATTTCTTAAGTTCTTCTTCGATTGCTTTACTATCGATAATCAAATCCAGTACAGGTCGGCTGAGGATTCGATCAAAGACTTGGTTACATTGGTTTGACCCTTGCTCGGTCATTGAGTTCCCTTCAGTGTTGAGATATTCAATCATCTCTTTAAGGAACTTCAGTTCAGCCTCATTAATCTGATAGCGTTTCATTTTACTTTATCCTGAATTGCAGTCCGGAGATCAAGTAGTTCAGTCATCGCTGAATCTTCATCTTTAAATTCGTAATAAATACTGTTACGATTATCCAGATATACGTGGAAAATCCAACGATCATCAAACCGGTCGTATCGAGGTGCTGTTACTGCCTTGACCTCGAAGAGGTTGATAAGAGAACCACTTGTGGTTACGTGCCATTCGTATTTAGTCATTATTATTATTCCTCTATCCACTCTATAGGGATTGTTTTGTCGTGGTACTTCCACGTGACACCTTTGAACGGACCTCTTCCACGCCCTTCGCAAATGTCTGCATAAGTTGTACTAGATCCTTTTCGTATTCTGGATTTAGATCGTGTGAATATGAAACGGATATCGAGATGTGGGTGTTGTTGCCGTATGAGGAGGTGCTTGTTTCTATCCGCATAGTCCCATATCCCCTTAGTTTCTATGATAATCTGTTTCCCAGATTTAGTTGTAATTACAAAGTCAGGTGTATATGTATGTTCTGAACTTGGAACTGTATATGCTATTTTATTTTCCTTGGGTTCAAACTCATAGACTACACCGAGGTCATTTAGTTCCTCTGCAATCTTAACTTCTAGGCCACTCCTATACAGATTTGCATTATGTTTATTCTTAGGGTGTTTTTTCATATCAGTGTAGCCATGCATTCAAACGAACATAGGGTCCGTCCTTATCATCTACTCGGTAAGTAAAGGTAGAGAACTCTGCTGTACTAATCTGATAAGAATCTCCTATATTCAGTTCAGACAGTTCTCGTCCAACCTCTTCCTTCTCGTCATCCGTCAACCGATCCATCATAGACGACCACATCCCGTACAGAATTGTGTTCCTGTCCATCTTCTTCACCTTCTTCCACAGGTTGAATTCGAGAGTAGATAGCCCATGTTTTGAATAGACCTTTTGGTTGGATGTCTGAACGAGCTTCTACTAGGTACCATGTACCGTGCTGGGGTGTTTCAACTTTCTCTGGGAACACATCGGCTTGCTGTGTATGAGTAAAGAAGCAGGCGAGGGCTTCTGTATGCCGATCATTCTTGTTCCGGAATAGAACTTGTAGGTGGGAAAGTACTTCACTTGGTTTCATTAAAATGGTACCTCGTCATCTTCCTTATTCCTTTGATTCTCAAACTCATCAAGAGTTTCCCTGATATCGTCATCCTCTGATCTAAGCATCCAAAGTAGTCGGGCATTCTCATGCATGAACATACGCCAGTAACTGCCGAACCGAGCTTCATACTCTCCCTGCACCTTAGAGTATAGGCTGAGAGGCTCTGTAAGCCCTTCTAAGAGCTTTTTAGCGTTGCTTGGTCCTACCCTATAGAGTCCAGGTATATTGTCCGTAGGATCGCCTGTGAGGAGCTGTGTGAAGAACCATATCCAACCCTGCTCTTCTGACACGAAGTAAAGTGGTTTCTCTTTGATGCGATCAGAGACACTCCATCCATAGTGATAGCCCGGAATCATCTTAAGATCTTTATCATTAGAACAGATAACTGTGTCTTCCCAGCATCCATCTAACCCACCAATCCCATTAGCAACTGCAGTAGAATACTGTTCAATGCTCAAAGCATCATCAGCTTCGTACCAGTCAGTTACTGTGACTGGATGTGCATTACCTGAAGACAAGTACCCCTTCACACGTTCATAGGCATGAGGTTTTTCTACATCCTTACGGTTACCTTTGTAAGGTTTGATAGTAGCTTCTTTCTTACGGAAGTTATTATCACCGGTAATGTAGAGATGATAGGAATCAGAGTTAGTCTTCTCTTTGATCTCTTGGATCTTAGCATTAAGATGATTGACAATAAGATTCCACTTAAGTGGTTTCCCTTCTTCATCTAAAAGGGATCCATATTGATAGCTAACATAGAATGTCAGCATCAATTAGTGCTTTCATTCTTTTCTCCCTCCTTAAAGTGCCGCAGTCTATGACAATTAGCGCAGAGAAGAATGCACTTTTCTAACTCCTCTACTGCCTTATCCCATGAACCAGCTAGTACATAGCTAGGGTTCTTATCTTTCCCTCTGATCCCTACTCTCCACCTGATCTCCACCTGATCTCCATGTCAGGTTTGGTTGTGAATTGATAAAGCTCTGCTGTATTCACTCGACGTTTCCGCTCAATCTCTGCCTTCTTGTATAGGCTTGTTACGTGGTAATACACTCTATCATACGGGTGTGTCTCATAGAACTTAACAGAGCTTCTCATAATCAATCCTCTTTCTCAAGAGATGAGATCTTATCAAGATATTCTTGACGCTTAGTGGAGTGGGAAAGGATAGCCATTGACTTCTCCTTCCCATCCGGCCACGTCTCTTTAATTAGCTTGATCAGTTTCTCACAACCCTTCACACCTGCTTTAAAACAACGAAGCATGAGGGGCTTGTCATGGATAAGAATTTCACCGCCACTGAAGTTCTCCTCAATGGAGAGTTTCTTAGGAGGGGGCAGGGCTAGGAGTGGTTTCGGTGTATCAATACTCTTGCTCTTTTTCTTCCGAGCCATTGCTATTCTCCATCATCAGGTTACGGTGGAGTGGGGATCCTTGATAGTTGAGGGAGGATTTAATTTTGTTCTGGATAAATTCCGGGAATCGCTTGAAGACTTCCATGTTCGGCTCATCCCAATCAAATACGATCGGATCATTTTCCAGTTCAGGTACCGGCATACCGTTCGGAGCACCAGTCACATTGTCAATCTTCGGGTAACCTTTAGGGTTCAGTGAGATTGAGATCATACAAGGTGCACCGATCAGACCTGCAAGATTTTTACCACGGTCGGAGAGAGAACCTGTCGGGTCAAGTGCACGAACCCGTGCGTACATCTTGCTTCGTTCGTGATCAGATACTTTGAAGTCTTCTGATACCCAGTGAGGACGGTCATCTTTGGTACGTGATCCCGGGAGTTCATAGGTAAAGGTAACCTTATACTGAGGTTCAATCTCTTCACCCTGATATTCAAATCCGGGTTGCAGGTCTAGGTCGATCAGACCTACCAATCGTCCCATGTAAGTACCGCCTTCAGGTACATCCATAGAGTTGCTACCGCTAGTGTTACGCATTTTCAGTGCCATGTATGTGGTACCTCTTATTAGTATTGTTCGTAAAGATCTGGCGTAGGGTCTTCTACTTTTCGGAAACCGCCACAGAAAAGATTTTCTTCGATGGCTTGTAGATTGTCATTAGAGTCTAGGTAGATAGCGAGAGGGTAGTTGAAGCCTTCATCATCAATGAAGCCTACATCTGTCCACAGAAGTTCTACTTCCTCTCCAGTTTCATTGGAGGTATACAGACTTCCATCAGGTATTGGTATGTTCAATATATCCTGTGACATATTTCTTTTTCTCCTGTTTATAGAACCACCTTTGTGTGTAGGAAGCGAGGTACAGGATACGCTGTGGATAAACCTTACCTTTATAGTAAGCTTCTACTTCCTTGGTGTAATAATCTACTTCCGGGATGTACTCTTTGACAAGTTTAATTGTCAATTGTTCCGCTTTTTCCGCAGGAACTAGATCTTTATACCAGTCTAGCATGGCTTGTTCAGCCTTACGTCGGATCATTTTAGATCTACGTTGATTCATTTAGTTAGTACCTCCCATGATACTGGGAAAAGTGGTCGGATAATTTCATCCCACTGTTTAGCGAGATCTTGAATCTCTTTCTGTGCATGAGAATCGATACGTTGTTTGTAGGCTCGAGCCCATGCAGCTAGGGATCCCGTTACATAGTAGGATGTATACATGGATTGTGGGAGCACCATCCGTGCTAATTCCGGTGCCACTCCATTTTCAAGGAAAAGGTTGTACAAGTTTTGACTATGCGTTAGGTAGTCTCGGTACAAGTCACTCGTTTTAAACTCTTCTTCCAAGTGGTCAATTCGAATTGACTCTACCACTCCCTCACCACTTCCTTGCTTGACACTCCCTTCCGGACGTGTACGCCAGCTATCCGGGAAATAGAACTGCGGTTCATCATCCACATACCGACGAGACACTTCGTTATATGTAAAGCCTACCATATGCTTAAAGCGTTGACGGGCTACAAAGATTGGGACTGTCTCTCGGATCATGATCTGGGGGTGGGAGAAAGGAGTCCAGTGGTTATGGGTTGCAAGATACTTAATAAGTTTCTTATCAGACTCTTTCAGGTAGTTTGGGTGCTCGAAATCATCATGTCCCCACTGCTCATTCTCCCAACAACTTTCTTTATCGAAACTCACACGGGCTGCATTGACGACTGTAAGGTCATCCCCCATGCGATTAAGATACTCTGCTTTCATTAATGAATCTCCGCCCAAGACTTACCAATACGTGCATCAGCATCCAGTGGGATGTTAAGACTAAAGAATTTACCTGACTCAACTACAGATTGAATCATGACTTCACGTAACTGTTCAGCAATCTCCGGCTTACACTCATACGTCTCTTCGTCATGATAGTCTAGGACCTTAATTGCACTAGAAAGTTCAGGTGTATTCTGTACTTGTTCCCAGAGCCATACACGGGCACGGGTCATAATGATTGCACCTGCACCTTGGAGCAACGTATTCAGTGCTTTGTTCTTCTGGACTGCCCCGTTGAATGTACGCATGTTAAGCTTACGTCCATCCAATCCCTTCAACCAACCACGGCCACTAGCCTTCTTAACATTCTTAACGAGATCAGCAAGCTTCGGATTAGCTGCGAGGAAGCGCTCCTGCATCTCTTTACCGGCTGCTTGTTTCTGTGCTTCGGTCCCATCAGGCAGTACGATTGAACCTAGCTTGGCCTGTCCTGCACCATAAAGGAAAGCATAGATAAATGTCTTGGCTTGTCCTCGTGTTTCTAGACCTGCCATCTCCTGATTATAGGAATGGATATCACCACTAAGGATTACATCAGTGTACTTGGGATCATTGAGATAGTGAGCAAAGCAACGTAGCTCCAGACCACTAGCATCCCGACCGACAAGTACATGTTCAGGGCTTGCACAGAACAGTGAGCGCATCTCTGTGCCAAAGAATACTTTCTGCTCTTCAGGGTACCAGATGAGTTCACCATTACGGGGGTCATTCTTATCGTCCTTATTTTCATAGACGTTAGCTGATGGTACGTTTGCAACCACACGATGTCTCATGCGCCCTGTGGGTGTACCCTGAGGGTTTGCATCTGCTGAAATACGATGATCATCTCGACAGTTACCTATCCATCCTTTGATCTGACTGAGACGATGGCTTGCCTTAGACCGTTTGATGAGGAGATCCCCCACCCCTGATTCCAGTTTCTTTAGACTGGTTTCGGTAATCTTCGGCGACGTCTTAACCGGATTCCCTTCCTCGTCTGTTTCTGTTTTGGAGAAGTTCCACTCATCAGGTTCCCATCCTTGAGTGTATAGCCACTCTTTCAGTTGCTTATCGGAGCTAAGGTTCAGTGTCTCCCACTCTACTCGAGTGAAGGGTCCGCTCACACCTGGATCTTCTGGGTACCAATCAGTTACTGCTTTCTTAAGTTCACCTGTCTTCTTGAAAGGCTCTTTAATCTCGACACCTTTCTGTTTAGGTTTAGGTGGGACATTTTCAAGGAGGGTGATTGTGAGATCTTCAATTAGATTCTCAAGAGTCTCTACGTACTCTTCAGCTTTCTCTTTATCGAAGTAACATCCGTTAATCTTTTGCTCAGTAATGATCTTAGCGGACATGTGTTCATGCCACAGTGCCAAGGACCAATCATGTTCAGTGTAGGCAGTTTTATCAAAGATTGATTTGGAGGGATCAGTGTGGGTAGCTTCAGCGCAGAGATATTGATACACCAGATGCTGGATCTCTACGTCCTCTTTACAGCGGTGTAGCATAGCAGGAGAGAAGGTAGACCAATCTTCATGGTCAGGTTTCCATCGACCCAATCGTTTACCCCAAGCCTCTACACTGTGAGGGGCACGTGTCCCTTCCACAGGTGCACGATCAGGGTCGAGGGTTCGGGACATGGTGAGGGTATCGACAATCTCCGTATCGTCTGAGGGCTTCCATCCGTGAAGCTTGTTGAGGAGTGGGATATCGAAGTCAATACCGTTGTGTGCAATGATACAAGTGCACTTATCAAGGAAGTCTTTCAGTTCCTCAGACCACCCAATAAATTCGTACATCTTTCCAGAGTCAATGTCTTTGAACACAGCACAGTGCAAGACTGTAGCTGATTCAAACAGACCATTGGCCTCCAAGTCCATAATCACTCGCATGTTACTGGCCTCCTGATACAAGAGCGCTAGTGATATAGAAGAGTGTGGGTTGGTGTTCGAATAGGTAGACAAGGGCACTGACACTTACCAACGTATAACTAACTGTCTTGAGTACTTGGGTAAGGATATCATCTACGGCTGAAATAAAATTAGTAAACATCTTAATCTACCTTTATAATTATAGGTTCTTGGTATTGACAGTCAGCACATTCCTTAGTTCCTTTACTGTGATACTCGATCATAGTATGGCCACCAAAGGTATTACCGGTACACCAAGGTCGGATATATTTTAGGTAGGAGAAGATACGACTACGCTTTTTTCTTGTATCCATTGGGGTGTGTCCTCTATATAACTTCTCTGGCTAGAGACCATCCCGATCTCCAGACTGTAGCGAGGTACCCTGAGTAGGGACATGCGGTTTCAGGTTTGTTTTCCCATGCCGCTTGAACACCTTCTTGGTGGATAGGGACTGTTGACATGGTATGCCTCCTAGAAGGGGGAGGGGCTAGCATCAAAGCTAGGTGAGTATGATTTCTTTTTGGGACGGTAGTTCTGTGGTTTGGGGACTACATTCATGCGACCTGTTGTGTCGTTGAAATGTAGGTAATCGGCTGTACCAGTACGCCCAGTGAATCGACACTTGAGTACGGTAAGTTCAGAAGTGTTAGCACAAAACTTATCTTCGTGCTGTTGATTTCGGGCTATGGCCAGCACTGTCCAAGACAGTTGCTTTAGGGAACCAGAGCCACGGAGGTCATCAAGGCTAGGGACGTACCCTTCCTCAAAAGGTTTGCCATCAGACTTCTTGAGATGGACAACAAGGAAGATAGTGATATTCAATTCCTTTACCATCTTAGCCAGCTTAGTCATGATAGTGTCGATACGTTCTCGTTCTCCACCTTCGGCTGCGAATTCAGAGACGATGATAGAGAGGTGATCAAGGAAGATAATCTTGTGTCCCGTAGCAGCGAGGAATCTAATCTTAGAGAATAGATTATCGTCGTCGAGTCCGCCAAAGTAATCGTAGCCTGTCCATCTTCCTGAGTTAAAGAAATACTCAAAGGCTTCCCGTTCTTCCTCTTCGCTAACTTCAACGTCCGGGAGCGTAATTCGTTTATTAAGGCGTAGAGACATGAGACCTGCAATGGAGTCACTGACATCCTCCTCAAGAGCTATATCAGCTAATTTAAAATTGGTTGATTCAAAGAAATGGTACTTGAGTTCACGCATGACTTGGGTTTTCCCAACACCAGAATTCCCTGTGATGAATATATTATTATCTTTTCTAAGTACAAGCATTCCTGTAGGAACAGTGAAACAGTACTTACGCCCATCCTCTGGGATAACTTTTTCAAATTCAGGAGAAGATGTTTTTGTTTTCCGGAAAGAGATAAAGTCCTGGTCTGAAATATTAACCACATACTCTGGAGATTTTCTCCCCTCCCTTTGATACTTCTGAATACTGGCCCGGTAACCTGTGGCTGAGAAACAATACTGTATAAAATCAGCATCTTCTTTCTTGGAGGTAAAGAATTTACTAATGGTATCACCATCCCAGTTTAGAACTTCAGAACTAATGACAGAGAGTTGTTGATTATTACAGGAGTACCAATACTCAGAATAAGTTTTGGTATGTAGAGGGGGGATAAAAGAGAATCGTGTAAATCCTTCTGCAGAATTACACTCTGCTTCTGAATATTCAATACCTGCCTTGTTGAGCAGGTCACGTAGTCTTTGTTTCTTGACAGCCTTTTTCAATCGAATTACCGCACGGTTTCCATGAAGGTGTCCGTCTGCATGGACAGCTACTTGAACACGTATCTCTTCTGGGGATAGGGGGATGCCTTCAGTTTCTGGAGAGTTAAAGGAAGTCTTTATTAGTCCTCTAAAGCCAGTGTTATTAGTTGAGTGTATCTCTCTAACTTCACTAAGTGTCTTCTCTTTTAGTTCACCTGTAGTAGGTGAGTAGTAGATTACACGGTGCTCATCAGAGAGTGTTTGAGAGATGCCATACTTTGTTTTAATACTCCACATATGGGAGCAAGGTTCATTGATATAATGGGTGGGTTTTACAAAAGATGTATCACCACTGGCGTGATATTGGAGTACTTGATCTCCTTCCTGATACTCTGAAATTTTCTTCCATCCTTTTGGGGTCAGGAATTCAGTATCTTTATCTACACAACCTGCTGTGATGGTGATAAGTTCGCCTAGACGTATGCCGTATGTCATATGATTCATCATAGACCATGAGTCTGGCCACTCATAACACTTCTGGTCACGACCTTTCTTGTACCGTTCCCAGCAGTCGGCATAGTTTACAATGGAATCGGGCATGTAGAGTTTACGGTGCTTAAGTACATCCCACTTAAGCTCTTCTGCTTTGCCCTTAAGCAGCATATCATTCGGATCTTTCTCAGAGTAAGTTGCAATGTACACCTTACCCGCGAGTAGCTTACATGCGTCATCAACGGCTAGCTGTCCGGCATCATCCTGATCAAAACACAAGACGACTTGCTCGAAACTATCCACAAAGTCCATGGACAATGAGATGTCTTTAGCAGCGGATGCAGCACCATGGCTGAGAGACACAACAGCTGGCTCCCAACCGGGAATCCCTGAGAGTTCTTTAAGCACTTGATACAAGGCCAAGCAATCCAGTTCACCCTCGGTGATGAAGAGTGTCTTGCCGTTGGGCTTGACACAGTGTGTCCCGAACAATTCAGTGTTGGTGCAATCTCCTTTAGAGAAGATCTTCTTACCTTCGACAACACGTTCTTTGTATCCAGTGAGATTCCCTTTCTTGTAGTAAGGGTACATGTGGGTAACGATTGTTTGTCCATCAGTAGGGGATACTGATACACGGACACCGTACTTCTCTGCTGTTTCCTTCGTGATGCCACGATCAGGAATAGCACGTACGGGATAGAGGCGGAAGTCTCGAAGTACTTCCTCAAGGGTGGGTTGTTGCTGGTAGGGAGTGGTCATGTATCCTCCTGAAGCCACTGGTGGTGAACCTATTGCATACCCGGTATTGTTTAGGGGGGCTTTATCAGAACTCTTGTTTGAGTACTTAGCCATCCACCAGTCAGGGTTTGTAAACCCTGGTGGGTTAGGTTCGTAGTGGCGACAGGAGAAACATGAAGCATCATACACTGTATCCCCGTTACTTAGTACGTGTTCGTAAACACGAAGAGCATCAGAGCTTGTACACTTAGTACAAGGATACAGTGTACTTAATGTCCTCTTACTTATTTCTTTATATCCCTTATACATCCTACGGTTCCTTCACTTAACACTTTAAATTAGTGGAAGTATTAGGTAAGGTATGTACTTATCTACAAAACCTAACGGTTTTATTAGACCCAAAGTTACGCTTTCAGTTCCCTTGGGCGGGAAGAAATTAGTTTTAGTGGACATTAGCACGTTCCCCTGTGGTCAATTCGACAACAAAATCAGACTCATCTTTGAACACACAGTGGATACGTGGAACCAACGCTACGATATCCCCGTAATCATCACGGATGACTCGAGCATCAGTGGTTACTGAACGGAGATAGTCACGGTATTTACCGATCAGAGCGTTGACTTCTTTGGCTACGGCAGTGATGTTAGGGTTCGCTACGATGTTAGACATGGTTACATCCTCAATTCTGGAGAGCTTCTGTGAAGTGAGACATGCATTAGACACGAGAGGTATGTGGTTGTTCCCCAGCATATCCCACTACAGAGAAGCTCTCGAACGTGTGACCCGCCACGTCAGAACGTCATCAGATGTTACCAGTTACAGAGCGAATAATCACCCAAGCTAGGTGATCAAGACATCATGCGGAAAGCAAACTTGCCTGCTTCCCAAGCTGCCATCAGAACAGTTTTTGCAGTGTTCAGAATAGCATCAGCCTCCTTCTCGTAGCCAACAAACTTAGCCAGCTGCAGGATGGACCACGGGACAGTACCCGGAATCGCAACCCACACGACAGCGGCACCCCAGATGAGCTTGGCAATACGACCTTTCGGTTTAGTCTTGCGCAGTGCCCACATCGGGAACCGGAACAGCTTACCCAGCAGCCAGAATGCAGGCTTCAGGGTCAGTGCATACAGCCAATAAGGCGGGAACAGATACTTAACCATGAGTTAAGCTCCTAACAATACCAGAGAGAAGATTTCGGAGGTTCCGGTGTCTTCTTCATCAGGTAGAAACCAGTGGAAATAAAACCAGCGGCAGCTTTTGCATGGAAGCCGATGGTTCCAAAGTCAAACCCAAGCATAAGCTTCTCCTTTTCGACGGGTATTTTCTACTCTCAGGGCCTCTAAAACCTAGTGGCTTTAGGTCTTAGTACGCATACAGTGGCATTGCATGGCCTGAGAGGCCCTGAGAAGCTCTCTATTGGACGATCAGTCCAACGGAGTATCCAAGTCAGGGTCAATCGAATCTCCCGTTATACGGGCTTTACGGGGCCTTGGAAGAAACATGCGCTTGATTGCAGTTTTACGTTTTACTTTTACCAAGGATCAATTCCTTCTTCGATAGTGATCATGTTGATGTTCCTCTTACAGGAAGAGAGGGGCAGTGGCTTTGCCCCTCTACAGGTTAATCATTACACAACGATACGGAAGAGTCATCGTCGTTCAGACTTACGTCCACGTACTACTCCTGATGTTACTGCACACTCGGATCATATTCCATGAAGCCAAGCGTTTCCTTAAGACCATGACGGTCAAGAACTTCGTCCCGAAGAGACGGCCACGTTTCAAGAGTGGCTTTCTTGTTAGCAGCGATCAGTTCGTTGACCAGCATCATAGTGTTATCGCGGAAGGTTGAGATGTTCATGGCAGATACCTCACAACTTGAAGAGAAGGAGGAACTGCCCCGGCTAAACAGAGGGATTACATTGCCGTTGAAAGCGCTGCACCCTTCAGCATGGAGAATGCCTCCATGATTTCAACTTTGTATGCCATACCGAGATACACCGTACCGAAAATCAGCAGTGCACACAGTACAAAATACGCAGAAGATTTCAGGACACCCTTAAAGAAATTCTTATGGGCTTCCATTTTTACCACCTCTCAATTACATTGAAGAGATAAGACACGAGAGGGCCAGAGGTGGAAAGTTACATCAGCCGGGAACAGTTCCGTGTAATAAGACTCTATTGAATACTTATTACAGAGAACTGCTCCTAGCGATGCAGCCATCAGTTAGTTAATCAACCATCCCCGACATGCTTGACATATAACTTACTGGTAATCGACTGGCCCTATACTTACCGGCTACCCGGTTGCACGCTTAGCCAAGCGTTTAGCTTTCTTGGCCAGACGTCGTTCTTCTTTCAGAGCACGGATTTCAAATCACGGAGCTCATCACGACCCCCAATACCACGACGATTGACAGAAACACTGCCGGGCTTACGGAAAGTTTTGTGAACCTTTCCATCCTTACCGATCCACTCGGTGTGCTCGACAGGGTTGCGCTCTTTGAACTCTGCATGCGGCATATGCTGGACTTCATAACGCTTCTGCCCCCGACGTTTCTTGGGTTGTTTATATCCAATCCCCAATACCTTGCGTGTTGCTTTGGGGATATTAGGTACGCCAGCCATCAGCTGTTTCCTTCTGTTGATGATTGATTCCACTAGAGTGCGCCCTGTAATGGGGATTCGTGTACCCATTCACACTCTCTTTGCAGGTCCTCGGGAGGCATGTAATCCCCGAATGATTCCTGCAGTGTTGCCTTCTGTACACAACGTACACCAATGTACCTAGCAGTCCCTCAGTTTAGGATCTCTCAACATCTTGTGAGTGGCATTCACCCTCAGTAGATTGATAGGCGTATGAGCCCGACTCTTTGTGTACAATGCAGCCCATTTATAGTCAGTACATGCTGCTATCCTAGACCAACTTCCAGATTGAATAACGCATAGACAGTGCGTTATATGCTGTGCAGGATCTCTATGACGAGTCTGCTTTATTACCGTGTCCTCGCAGGGCAGTCTGTCTCTTGACTAAAGCTAGGATTGACCAGCGGCATTGGTCTTTCTAACTACCGGAGTTGAACCGGTCGGACTCCGAATACTCAGACACGTTAAGCTTGCAAGGTAGTATCCTCCACCGTGTCTTCTGGTACACGGTAGAAGGTAATACCTTCTTCTGTTACTATCACTCTTGTCACTCGAATCTTTTCAGACCAGAGCTCAACCATCCACCGTACTGCAGGTATACCTTTTAAAGCATTGACAAGGTGGGTGGATTCGAGGATCAAGAGCATTAGTAAGGGTTCGAGCAATCTCATACCACTTACTCCCATGTTGCTCTAGTGAACAAACTGAAGCACCTTATACAGATGCTTGGATTTGCCCACTTATGAGAAGACATAAGTAACAATGACACAGGCCAGCAGAGTAGCGGCCGTGAGTGCCACAACAAAATCATGTTCAGGTTTAAACATATCATTTATCCTCTGAGAGTTTACGGTCACAGGTAGAGATGAGGCGAGAGGCAGATGCTTTAATCTCAGCTACCTTTTCAGGAGGCAAAGATTCAACATCAGGAACAGTGAACTCTGATGTCTGCCCTTCCTCCATCGCCTTCTTGATTTCGGCGTATGCCTTTACAAGACGGAGTGAAGTTTCTTTGATAGGATCTACCAGATCTTTTGCCTCATCGACTTTGCAACGCAATGTACAATCACGGACAATCTCTTTCGCCAAGTACATGATCTGGATTGTCCGGCTATGTACAAGGAGTTTCTCAAGAATACTACTAAGCATAGACAATCCTCCTATGTACAGATGCTTAATAAAAGGCACCCATTAGGATGCCTTTCGGTAAACACCTGATCAGCTATCATAGTGCAGACGATCCCACTGAGCAAGGATAGTATTAGCCTGTCGCTTACTCAGCTTTGTGTTCTGCTCCATGATCCACTCGATCTTCTGTTGATACTTCAGACCGGGCGGCATCTTATCCATGTCTACCGATTGAATGATGTCGGTATACTTCTTTTCCTTTATGGACTGAATGCTTTTCTTCGGCTTATCGGAGATCAGTACGAATGCAAGCAGGCACAGTACAAAAAGGGCTACCGCCACCTCGTAGGTCAACTCAATGTGGGGAAACATATCCAATCACCCAGAGTTTTGTTTGGTTGAGTACAGACCAAAGAGACCAGCACCGATGAACACAATACCTTCAAGCAGGTAGATTGCGGTACGTGCTTCTTCAGCCCACGGGGATGATGCAAACAGCCAAGCCAGTACACCAAAGATACCGAGAGTATCTGCTACACCGACAGCGAGCATCAGTATAATGGAACCCATGATACCTTTGGTATTCAGCTGACGACGCTCAAGCTCAGCAGCCTTGAGTGCCGCACGGTACTTAGCATCTGCACTGTTGGTGTTGTTATTTGCCATTGACATTCTCCTCTTCGGTCTTACCAATTTCTTCCAGGTAGGTCAGGACAGATGATGCACACATCACCGCACGATTGTGCTCAACACCGGCGTCGATAGTCGAGTCAATCAGCTGCCGCTCCAGTTCGGCATTGCGCTTCAGTAGTTCATCAATCTTTGCGTAAGAAGCCAGAAGTTTTTCATTGTCAGAAGAGAAAACGCTCTTGACATTTTTCTTCGTGCTTTCAAACGCCCCTTTCATTTTGGACAGCCAATTAGTTTCTTCCTGAGAAACTTCGACAGAGTTGTGGTCAGTATCCACAACTTCAGCCAGAGTAACAACAGGCGTAGCAAAGGCTGCTGATGTGCCCAGAATTACTGCTGCAATAGTACGTTTAGACATGGTAATTACACCTTCAATTATGACTGAGGGAACCTTCTCAGGGGTGATAATTTCCTCTACTTCATGGTTATCATCCCCCTGTTCAGGCACAACAGTCAGTTGGTTTCTATGGTTTTTCATAGGATCACCCCATGAGATGAGACATGACTTCCTTTTCAGTGAGTCCCTCTTCCAGAACGGTAAGGATCTTGATAGGAGAATCCTTATCTTTCTGAATCTTCTTGTAGGATTTTACCGGGATGTAAGCAGTCACCGAATTCCCTCTGCCTGCTGACTTCAGTATATTATGGACCCGGATGGGAAATTTATCGTCCTGAATCTTGGAACAATACCGCTCCAAGTCTGAGAAGCTACTGCAATTCAGAACATTCAGATCAATCTCGCAGACTACGAATTTCTTTTTAAAGAACATTACCAACCCTCCTCATCATCTATGTCAGGTTCATCTTCATTAACCTCGAAGTGCCCCTCAAAAGTACCATTCCTATTCTTGGTATCAGCCTCTTTGAAGAAGTTAATATCTTCCTCTGTAAGACTATAACAAATGAAAGATCTTCTGGCGAACCGCCAAAGCCGAGTGAGAGTAAGCACCTCAATATTACGCCCTTCCTGAAGAGAAGGGGGGAAGACCGTACCCATTATGGTGTGAACATTTTGAAGAGTCGGCCTGATATTCCGACTTGTTGATAAATTGAAGTTAGGTCCACCACAACAGTAGGTCCAAGTATCCGGACAATTACACGCATCTTTACCCCAACAGGATACGACAGTAAACCCACGTGAGGTGTGGGTATCATACTCTATCGGGGAATCTTTAGGGCTTGTCATCACGAACCTGTTAGTAGTTTCCGGATTGGAAAATACCTTTTCAATTTCCTTAAAATCTTCCTTAGTGAGGAAGGGGAATTGCTTCTTCAGATTCTTGAAGATCTTTTTCTTGGGGGTTTCAGGATCCAACTGAATCGTGAGAAGACATACGTTCTCACCGACTGTGGTCCCCCCTTTGGTTTTCTTTTTACGGTTGAATGGCCACATAGTCATACCTCTCATGTCTTTGTGGATTGGTTTACATATGGTAGGGTACTCTTACGAATACCCTACGGTATGCTCACCGGAGTGCAGTGGTATTACGAGTTACCACTCGGCACTACGGGAACATCACTCGGAGTGATAGCACCCCCTGTGTGGGGGATGGCGTTGGCACCAGCCTCAACAGTGGCGGAGAATACACTAGAGAGAGTGCTCAGAAAACTCTCCAGTACATCAGCCCACCAGCTGAACTGGCCGAACGCTACCTGCAGCAGGAACGTAAGTACGATGAAGGCCACAAGGAACTTCACCACACGTACGATCTTGGTGTCACTACCTTCTTCAACAGGACCGAAGATAGCCATGATCAGTGAGTTGACCCAGCCATATACGGTCATAAACAGATTTTTCAGGAAAGATCCCATGATTGTTTACCTCTTCAAGTTTTTGGGTTTGGCAGCTGACTTGTTCAACCACCAGCACTGGGTACTCGTAAGAATACCCAGTCCTTGTGAATGAATCACAAGTTACTGCAAAGAGTTATATCAGTGCGGTTATCTGTAACGATCAGCTTTCAACCTAGAAGGGATAGCTAATGCTCAGTCATAACGAGACACACCGAGCCCGCACTAACACAACTCAGTTGTTACCACGGGATATTGGAATTTCAGGTAGGTATAGGGCAGTTAGTTGTCGGGGAACTAACTACCCAATCAACAATCAGTTATTGTTATCCTGATTGTTGTTCTGCTGGTTGTTCTGCTGCTTGTTGTTACCACCCTTGCGGTTGTTACGACGAGGATTCAGATCCCAATCGTGACTGCCAATAAACTCGCCAGTGATAGGCACATTCACACCATCATCAGAACTCATTGACCCTGAGTCTTCAGTCAGAGGGTTTCCATTAACGGATACCACAGTGTGATTGGCGGAACGAGTGATAGATTCAGCTACAGAACTGGCACCCTTACCGTCAAAGATACGGGAGTGGGGTTGCCAATCTTCCGGGGGTTTGGGAGTGGCCTTATGACGCCAAGGGAAGAGCGGGAGCTTCTTCCCAAAGGCTACACCATATCCAGCCTGACACTCACGAGAATTCAAGATGTCATTCTTGATACGGTTTTCTTCAGCCAACAAATCACGACGCTGTTCATGCAGCTTCCGGAGTTCTGCCACCTTCGCATTCATCTTCGTTTCCACTTCATGGATACGATTGCGATGGGGCTGGTAATCAAACCACACACCGAAAAACCGACGGCACAGCATCAATGCTCCCCCGTTCAACAGCTTGTAACGGGAAAGAAATTTCATGATGTTCTCCTTGTTACAAAGAGTTTCGTCGAGCGGGGCATGACCATCGGGTCCTGATCACACCCCGCCTTGGTGTTGCGCGTTTGCCTCTTGCGGTCAATCGTCGAGGTCTTTGATTTACATCCTAGTACGGCTAGGATAATACAGTTCGCGGACGAAGGTCCCAACCTATCTTCGAGATGAGGAATGGATGTGCCCCTTATCTGGAGGCTCCAGCCCCTATCCAAGCTACTCCCATACGGGCCCGTTGCGTGGGTACATGTCAGCTCATCTTAGACATGTCCGGTTAACAGTGCGAACGAAATACGGTCCTAGGAGATCTCAGTATATACATACCTAATAGCCCACACAGGCAAGGACTTGAACCTTGCACAGCTTACCAGATACAGTCGATAGAGTCGCATCGTTCTTAGGACTGGCTACCTTAGAGATCACATTCTGATTCTACTATCTGTTTACACCGTATCTATACCCATCACTTACGTGCTAGTGATTGCTCTGTGCTGCGAGACTCAATACCGTTACACGATTTGTTGTCAGTCTGTAGCCCACCCTAATCTGGAGTGTATTACCTGACCGAGTTGAGACTTATTCACGGTCTAGTGTTTCACGACTAGCCGCTTGCTCCTAGTGTTTAGCTGCAACGACAGAGGGTCTACGCTATACCCTCTCAATGATCATCGACCATACTAGCCACTACCAAAGGCTAGGTCCGGGAACCTGTCACGTGTTACCATATGCCCTCTGGATTCAGTACGGTGGATTCAAACCACCATCGCCCTTCTCCTTACCGCTCTACCCGCCATGCTCAGTACTCTACTCACGATTAAGCATTTAGCACTTAGCACCTTGTATGCTCGGGTGTATACAGCTTGAGACCGTATACTCGTTATCGAAGTGGCAGGCTGCTCTCAACTACTAGTCCAGAAAGTTAGGTCTACCTAGAACACCCCATTGCTGGGAACACTGACAGCGTAATTACAATATACTCTGGGCCATACTAGGTGAGGCGTACCACGTATTGTCTGGCTTTTCACACCAACTACCGGGGTTGCTGGTGCAGTGTGTGCTGCCGTTACACCACCTAACCTCAAGGTTAGTCAGGATTCGAACCCTAACCTCACTGCTACCGGATCAATACGATTTAGTTATCCCCCTTTCCCATATGGATTAGGATAGCTGCTTTCGCGTCAGGGTTACATAGATCCTTGTGGATCCTCCTGATGGGGGAGCTAAGATAACATGCACATACAAGTGTATACATTAGTCTCAAGTTAGTTGATGCTTAGCATGGTTACTCACTTTGTCGCTAGCAAACATAGTAGTTACACTAGCCAAACGGTACTTACTTAAGATGATGCTCGTTTGTGCATGCAGTATTACAGAAGATACATTAGCCAGAGTAAATCATAGAGAGGGCATGAGGAGTTGATGGTACATCTGCTCACTTGTGAGCTGGTTATACTTCCATCGCAGTTTCCTACTCTCCTACAAGAAGTTGACTGCACTGACGGTCCTATAACAAAGTCACATTGTGAGTGATGCACGTAGGAGAACCATCAACTCCTGATGCCCTCTCCAGTCGAGGCGGCTATGCTACCTCCATCTCGACATTTACACTGGTAACTCCGGCCTAACCAGTATTGTGTCCGCCAGACTGTAACTGCTTACGGTGATCTTGAGAGGATGGTGTGCACCCCATCATCGAAGACCGATACCTTATCGCATTACAGTCTGGCAGGTGTAACGCTACATCAACGTGCACTCACCTTGATTGGTTAGTAGTTAGGTTGATGTTATGCGATGCTCGTTTGTGCGCTCAGGTTAACTGTTATCCGGGAACGAGCAACCCGGATTCAGTTTGGGTGAAGCGGTTGATGTACTGGCTTACCTTACGCAGGTTAACCACCGGTGCCTTGATCAGTTCCTCGAAGTCCTTAATGTCTTTCGACATCTTCGCACTACCTTCTTCAAGGATAGTTCGAATAACACTACGTGTCTCAGACTCAGAGTAAACAATAGGCGCATTTAAGGAGCGGTTACTTGATACTACCTTGGGTTTCACCTCTCTGGGGACTTCCTGTTGGAGGTAAGTCCCGGCCTTGCCCTTCCCAATGTCAGGCTTCTCGCACCGAGGTGCATTGGTAGGATACCCTGTTGAGAGTTTCCACCGACGCTTGTTGAACCGAGCCATGACTTCATCGACCGCCTTACGAGAGCGCTCTGTTGCAGCCTTGGCTTTGCGCTGAGACATGACACGATGGACAGTCTTAGCAATTGCACTGCACGAATCACACTGACATTCGAACGCCGTGTGCATTGTGCAGGATGGAGCACGTTCTTCCATACCACCAAGGGCATGCTGAACTTCGGCGTGCAGACTTACCTTATACCAGTACTCAGTGTACCGTTGCTGGTCAGTCGCACTGGGGTGGTCACTCTCTTTCCAACGGAACCACATATGATACCGTTCCAGCTCCTCTGCATCTTCCCGAGACTTACGCCGCAGGTTGCACAGACGGTGACCCTCTTGGAGCTGACGCTTGGTGTCGAGGATGGTATGCACAGACACACCAGCATCCTCAGCTGCAACCTTAACCTCTCCACGCTCCCACAGTGACAGCGCTTCGAATTCAGCTTGCAGTTCTTTCAGTGTGTTCGCTTCTTCTACGGAATCCACGTACACAGTATCGACCTGTTCATCATTGGCTGCTTCGTAGCTGCCATCCATGTACAGGGTGTTCATCGAAGGTGCATCCGAGAAGTTAGACTCACTCGGTTGATGAGTTGAACTGGCCAGTTCGCCCATGCTCTTGTTAAACTGAGCACGGATTCGACTCGCACGAAGCGAGTCTACACGGAGCTTGTACATCTCATAGCGTTCTGCTTTGAGCTGTCGTTGCTCTTGAACGATGTGGTAGAACGTCGTCTCCGGCTCGTCCCAAGGGGGAGAATCCTCAACGTCACGGCTGATAACCTCAGCAGTACTCATAGGTTTCTGTTTCGGTTTGGTATTGTCAATGACAAGTTGCGGCTTAGTACGAACCTCAGCCTCAAACATATCACCATACCGAGCTACCTGAGAGTGATACCGCTTGGCATTAGCCTTGACAGCATCCAGTACATACGAACCAGACACCGGAACCTTAGCACGGTGATGGATAAGACGCATACCGATCTGAACTTTGCCAACCATTACCGGCTCATAGTCGGTTACGGTTTGTTCGACATAGCTCTTCGGGTCACTGACATCAAGCCAGTGCACCGGCATCGGTGAGTTCTTTTCCAACCAAGCATTGTAGTTGATCGGTGTCGGACGCAGGTAGAATGCAGTCTTCTTACCCTTGTAGAGAAGCTCGCCCTTCTCAGCCACATAGAGCGGTGACTTAGAAGAGAACTTCAGAGCAGTTTCAGGACCATTGTGCTCAAGCCACTCATCGTTGGTACGATTAGCGTTTTCAAGCACCATAGGCACTGATGTTCCACCGTAATTCGTAGGCTCAGTAATCAGACTAGCCTCGAGTATCTCGTCCGAGTGTACACTGAGCCATTCACCGAGAGCCTTCCGATTCAGGTAGGCATAAGGTTTACCCAGAGAGTTAACCCCACGTTCGGTGAAGTGGTACTCCAAGTACTGCTTAGCAGCACGAGGCTCACCTTGGCAGATGTGATACAGGAACTCTTCAATAGTCGCTGAACACTCTGCCCGCACAGTCGGTGTTTCCTGCTTCTCAGGTGCAGCGGGTCCTACAAACTGAGTAGCGGCAGCTTCCGCTTCGGCCTTGCGGGCCTTACGTTGCTTTGCCTTCTGCGCTTTGGTTTGTTTACGTTTCTTTTTAACCGGAGCAGGTTCAGACTTAGCCTTCGGCTTAGGCTTAATCAACGGAACCACTTCGTCTGACAAGTTATCCTCATCATACAAAGGCTTCGGTGTGGTGTTGGCGATCAGGTGATGCAGTGCGGAAGCTGTGCTACTGTCAAACTCCAGAGCACGAGACTGGATGTTCTCGCTCAGCTTATTACGCACCATCGGACGCAGACGTGAACGGCGTTCGGGCCCGATGTTCTTACCACCCAATGCACTTGCGTCAACTGCGACTGCCATGACCTACCTCCTTACTCTTACGAGCACGGGAGTAGGCGGAAGCAACAATCGAGTGACGTTCAGAGCGAGGGAGAAAGTGATACTCCTCACTCCATACACCCAACTCCTTGGCAGACTGATCCAAGAGCGACATAGGCCGCATCTTGTAACCAGATGCCATTGCATCCGCAGCCATTTTGGCCTGCTGCGGTGTCAGTTGGGCAGCACAGTTGTTGTTAGTAGCCATGAGCTACCTCCTATCCCTGTAGGTTTAAGGGTATCGCCCCTCTTATGTTGTCGGGGAACGACGAGGAGCGAGCTTACTACATGACCTGAATTGCTTTGGGGATTCTGTGTCTGGTTCTTCCGAAGGGATTCGGGGGACAGGTACAGGTCAATGCTTTGTCATCCTTATCCAATCTCCAGCGTTTAACCCCAGTATTGTACGCTCTTCAGCGTCCCTTTCTTTTAGGAGGGAAGGGTTCACCACCGCACAGCAATTTCTTGCCGGCGTTATTGTGCTCTCGCAACAAGTCGATCCATACCTTCAGTGTTTCCAGAGAAAGTATCATTTGCATGTGAGTCCCTTCGACAGTTGAGGACGATTCCGTCATGCGATTTTCGTGTGAAGTCTTCATCGTAATCACCAATGGCGTTGGTTGTATTGATGTGATCCTCATCTGTCCAATGGCTCTGGATATTCGGATCATCAAGACCACAGTCATATGCACAACCTCGTACCGTATCCCGGAAGACACTAATCAACCGAGGACTTACATGCGATTGGATGAGTGACGCAATACTTCCGTAGAAGACTGAGCGTCGTTCATCTTTAGCAACATCGTTGAAGAGATATTCAGTGGCCTTGAATACCTCTCCCTCGGATACGAGGAATGCAAGCTGGGTCACAGTGGCTTTGCTACTCAGCATTACAATTACCTCTCATGTGCTTGTGTGTGTATTCACATATTGCCGTGCATTCACCCGTTTGGTTCATCAAAGTATGGTAAAATACCCTTACTCTTTAGATGTACCATCCCGTGTTTCTTTCCTTTACATATCATGTAGCCTGCCACAGGGAAGCAGTAGGACAAATGAGTCCGTAGGATATGCTCAGGCGGGGTAAGGCGAATGGTTAGGCCACACTGTATAGCCCATGTACACCGCTCATACTCCCTCGAATAGAAGGAACATGAGGAGTGCACATGAGCACAGTGCTGTGGGATTCCAGTAGCCTCTATCGTGGGCTACCCGTGGTCTTAGGAATGGCTTTCCGAAGGACCGACACAACCCACCAATCTAGATGGGTTGTAGCTGTACTTCGTTCAGTTTTCCACCCGTTCGAATGCTTCCTTAATCAGCTTCTGATATTTCGGATGCTTCGTAATAGGATAGAGTACGTACCGGGGATGCTGATGAAGTTCGACGATGATCTCTTCTTCATCATTCGTTTTCAGAAACCCAGTAGTAATGGCCGTGATTGGCATGGCAAGAGACCCCATCTTGTCAGAGATTCTCCTAGACCCAAGCCCTACCTTATTCAGCCAATCCTGTATGGCCCTTCCATCGCACTCGAACTTATCCCCGATCTCTGCCACCTCCATTCCGTCAGCATACAGTTGAATGATGATTATCAAATCATCAGCTGACGGTCGAAAGGGTGGTTTCTTCCGTCGGATATTCATCAGCTTCATATACCCACGGCGGAGATTGAGTGCACGACGGCGAGTAATGCCGAACTCCTGTGCGATTTCTCCGTCTGTATACCCCTCATCAATACGACCGTACACTTCATGGCGATTAACAGATTTCATCGACTCGTCCCCCTGCTATTCGTGCACACAGAGAATCAACAGCAGCCTTGTAGTTACCGTACTGATCCTCGTAGTAGTTACGCATGGTGGTGATGGCAAACCGAGAATCATCCCCATGTTTCAGGATGAGACATGGACTTTCATGCCCGCAAAAGAATTGGACAGACCCACCAGCGAGTGATTGTTCGAGAATTTCTTTGCGATCTTTCGCACGATTCATCTTCTCGATGGCACGCTGGAGGTCTGCATACAGCTTAGACATACGCGATACCTCTCAGAATTTAAGACAGTCTGATTCATCGAAGTCGGATACCAGACGGATAACAGCCCCAGCTTCTCGCTTTTCGAGATCGCTGAGGGTATCGAAGACAGTCGAGTCGAGAACGTAGAGGGTGATGGTAAAGATACTTGCAATCACACTACACAGTGTAACGACCATGTGTACCCCGGAGTTGTCCCGGCCCGACCTTAGGCTTCTTTTCTTTGGATGCCTCTTCCAGTTCAGCCATACCTACCAGCTTCCCTTTGTGATAGGACATCTGGCACAGAATGCCTGTACCAATACAGACAAACACGAAAAGGGCTGCCATTGTGATGAGAATTTCATCGGCAGTCAGTGTTACGATTGTGGTTTCCATTAGAACCCCCAAGTTGACAGCGCAATACTGCGGTGAATATATACGTAAGCAGCCAGGAAACCTACGATAAAGACCCAGCCGGAGATACTTACACCCAGAAGTATAGGTTTGTTATACCATTTCATGGTACCCTCCTACAATTTACGGATGTCCTTGATCGGCAGAGTGTAACGATTACTACCACGCCCCGCTACACTAGACACGTCAGCCACGATAGCTGACCCCAGTTTGCGGACACCTGTGCAAGTGCCCGTCAGGAAAAGGTCAGTACCATTTTCCCTGAAGATGACACGGTGATGGAGGAACTTTGCCTCAGCACGCTCCAGTGTCATCGGCCGTTTTCTTTTTGACATAAACGCACCTCGTTACCTGTGTGTGCATGTGTGTGTGAAAGAAAGTATTGTAAAATACCACCTTTCTCAGGACGTACCTTCCTCCCTTTCTGCATCGAGATAGGGATTAGAGATACACCGCTCCTCTTTCAGACGTGGGAGTTCATCCACGAAATAATGGAGGAAATCTTCTTCACCTTCTTTCCAGACTGTCACCATATCCATCCGAACATTCTTGTACGGATTGACAGTCCAGTCCGTCAGGTGAAGTGTATCGTGAAAGTACCGCCGGGTTTCCGCATGAGTCATCCCCCTTTCAATCATACAGTGGTGCAGGAAATAGATGACAACATCCTCTTCCATGCCACCGTACTTAGGTGGATCTTGCTCAGGGAGAATCCGGGGATTATTCAACTTCCCCATCTCCAGTACCCCGCTTTGCGTAATGTGCCCTGCCAGACACGACATTGAACATGATGATCGCCTGTTCAGGATACACACGGCTGAGTGCATATACCCGGACAGCCTGATCGAAGTCGTCTCCTGCATACAGGGGTTCGATCACATGCTCCCCAGAAAAATCAAACCGGGCGATGTCAAAGTCTACCCGACTTGACCGGGATTTAAGGCGGGAACGGAACACAATATATTCCGGTACTTCCCCTATATCCCGAAGGCTATGGTTAGTGTTATTAAACATACTTGCATTCCCCTAGACGCTATGATGGAGCGTCTTTTTTTTGCACCCATACCTGTGTTGGTATGGAAAAGTATGGTAAAATACTGCCTCTTTCCGGGTGTACCTTCCCTTATGTGGGTAGGTAGAGAGGATAGAGACTCCTGCCAATACGCCTGTAAGCCTGTCTAAGGAGACTTACAGGCGTATTGGTAGGGTAGGGTAGGTTAGGGGGAGAACTCCCCGTAGAAGGGAAAATAGAAGCTCTCAGAGGTATTTACCGATACGCTTCTGAGTCTTTACCCACTTCTGTTCCGTCCGATGGAGGCACCAGACGATACAAAGGATAGCTATTGCAAACAGTCCTGTAGAAATATCCATAAGATACTCCTTTGGGTTAGTAAACTACAGGGCAGAGCCGTATTATACCCTGTAGGTGTAGCATCTTTCACTCATACCGATAGGTTATTCATCCCTAGCAGTAACGGGAGTGACTCCTTTTAGGTTGGCCATACGGCAGGCACGGGCGTATCATGCCTATACCTAGGCCCAACTTGACATTTAGCCCTGCGTAAATGGACGCTTTACCAGTTCATACTTTCCCTGAATAGGGTGACGCTATTACATAACTTCCTCCGGGTAATGTCTTGCCTGTGGGTTAATGGGAATACACTTGACTACGGATCTCCTGTTCATAGACAAGTGTATGGTAAAATACCTATTAGGTAGGGCTACACCATCCCCTAACTGGGGGAAGGAGGGATAGAGATGGGATAGCCCTATCTAATAGGCACTAAAAAGCCGGGCACCTGTTAAGGATACCCGGCTTGGTTGTGTTAGTGCATGTAGTCTACTGTTATGCAGCTTTCTTGCCGTTACCGCTGGCAAGAACTTTCAGTGCAGCTTTCAGGGACTGATCGACCTGATTGTGGGCAGACTTCAGCACACCAGTAACCTTAGTGGGGTTAACGGATGCCAGTTCCTGAAGTTTCTCAATAAAAGAATTGAGCTGCGCCTGTGTTTCTTCATCGAGTCCGGTGACAGTAACCGATCCAATCGGTGCACCTTCACCTTCCCCAGATTCCGGGTTAGCAGAAGGAACCGGCCCCTTATTAGCCTTAGTGGTTGGGTTTCCGTACTGCTTGCGCAGTTCTTCTTCCTGCTTCCGCTTTTCAGCTTCGTTCTTGTCACGCTTCCACTTGTTCATAGCAGACTGGCCAACCGTAGACTGGTCGTAAAACGGGAAACCCGCTTCGAGTGCAGTTTTCAGGTCGGACTTGGCCTGCTTCCATGTGGCACGCTTCCGGCTTTCGGGAATGGAATAATCGAAAGACTCTTCGACTTCCGCACACTGCGCCAGAAACTGACCGGCAACTTTTTCCAGATTCATTTTCTCTGGATCATCACCGACAGCTTTCAGCTCAGCCGAATACAGCTGGACAAGGTTGTATCGCATGACACCGAACACGGCAGCTGAGGCACCCTTTACTTTTTCGGTTGCTTCATCCACCTGATTGGCCACCACATAGGCATCTGCCAGTGAGGATTGACCTTCAACCAGAGTCATGAACACAGGCGTAGTCTTTTTCAGATCAATAGAACGCTTAGACATGATAGTCACCTTACTTTTTGGTTAAGTTAGGCGGATCACACCGGCGATATTGTACAATACACCAATGTCCACCCCGTACCACTCGACAGATGAGCAGTATGGGGTGGGCACTGGCATAACTTAGACTACAAAGAATAATCCTAGGTGCCACAGTGCAATGACACAGGCACCTAAGACTATTGGATGTGGGGCTACTTGGTAGGACAATCCGCCCGGAATACCCGGAAAGATTAACGAATAAGACGGTTGCAAATGTCGGCCCATGCTGCTTTGTAATGCCCTGCTTTATACGGGCAGGCATCCTTGGCAGCGGGCAGAAGGGTATACTTGCCATCGACCTTGACATACCATTTGGCCAAGTGTCGCAAGCAAGCATTAGTGACGACATCGGGAACTATGAAACCATGCTTGCGCATAAGTCCCATTTTAAAGTTAATGGATTCGCGTTCAAGCGCGGCATCATAGCCTACCGGCTTTTTCTTTTCCGGTATAGACAATGGAGCAACGCCATCTGCGCGAACGTACTGTACTTCCCCCGGCGTGATTTGGCCAAGACTTGCACGGGCACCTTTGCCGCTAGCAGGATTGGCCTTTTCTTTCAGGGGACGAACTTTCTTTTCGTGCTCAGGTTCACGATACGGCCTTGCCTCAGTGATATGTTTAGCCACCAAAGGTTCGACAATATCTTTCCGAGATCGTGGGCCACAATTCAAGCCAAGGGATTCAAGCAATGCTATAGTCTCCGGCTTGGCAGAAGAAACAAGATACTGCCCCTTCTTGTTGTGGCCTTTGCTATCCTTGGCCTTGACCCAATGATCGCGATCAGCCCGAAGAACTTCCGCCATATGGGCAAGGTCAGGTGTCGGTCCCAGAATGGATTGACCTTCCTCAGCCCGGAAATGCTTTCGGGTTTTGTTCCGCGCATGATGCCGCTTTTTAGCGGATATACGCGACCCTACTTTCCCGGACACAACAGGAATATCAGAACCTGCTATTTTGCGATTGTAAGCTACCATTGTTTATACCCCCAGTTTGTTAAGGGAATATTCCGGGCGGAATGCCCTATCAGGTAGCCCCACAAATAAACCTACCGAATAGCCGATGTTTATGAAAAAACTGTCGGATCAGGCCAGCAGCACGGTACTATACTTTACAGTATGCCCTGTATTGCTTCACAGCATGGGCCTAGTGCAGGGAATATTTCCCGTCGTAGTAGCTGGCCTTTCTATCAAGTAGTCGCCATTTTTACCAAATTTTTAAAGAGCGTGATTTGGTTAGCCTATCATTGCCCGTCGCCTTATCGCTTATGGCTCACCCGACACGGGATGCCGGACTAATGCCCATCTTTACAATCGGCCACAACAAAAAATCAGATACCGATCCAAAAGAATAAACCAATGTCGCCTTTTCAGGTTTCAGGTCGTCCACGTCCCACGAAAGGACACAACATGCCACCGTCCACCGTACTTCGGAAAAGCAAGGCTCAAGGTAAAGGTTTGCAAGGGTACGCAGTATTGTACAATACCAGCAAATTCAAGGCACAACTTCCCTATAGTCCAAACATGGGTAGTTTAGGAACGCGACTACAAGATAATATCTCAAGATTGGCATCATGGCATACTAGGCCCAATGTATCCGGGCTGTTCGACCGAC